ATTGAGAAAGAGCTTGAAGTTCATATCGTGAATTGTCAGCTTGAAGATCACTGACACGAGTCATTTCTTGGATCTGCTGAGACGCTTGCGTCTCCATCTGACGAACTCGTTCCCGACCCTGTTGTTCGACTAACTCAGCTTCCTGACGCATACGTTGGGAAGGGTCAATCACAGTGCGGTTACGGAAGCCAACAGACTGTGCACTACCTTGATATGGCATGGGTTTTAGTTATTGAAAGTATGTTCCTGTTTTAGGATTGTAATCTAATGCGTTATAAGTTCCAAGGCCAGCACTTGCGCCGCCAACCCCAGCACCAATCAGTCCACCAGCCAAAGCAAGACCAGAAGGGCCACGCTGAGCAATGGGTTTAATAGGAGCAAGAGATGCCTCAGGAGACAGAGGATCTGCAGGAAGGTTGTTCCAAGCTGCAGCATTAGCAGAGGAAAGATCAAGCATAATACCCTCTTTAGCAATACCAGACGCACGGTTGGCATCGTAAAGAGTAGCCTCAATCTGAGCCATCTCTAGGCCAAGCTGACGCTCTGCATCCATTGCTTGAAGCAGGAATGATTGACCAGCTCTACCACTAGAGAGAACAGTGCCTTGTGCTTGAATAGCTTCAGCATAGTTCTTTTGGGCTTGGAAGGAAGCAACCCTGCTTTGTTCTTGAAGCTTATTTTGCTCAGTAATAAGAGCACGATTAGCTTCGGCTTGATTAGCTGAAAGCTGTTTATAGTAGGCAGTCTTAGCTGCTGTAGTAGCATTCAGCTGTGCTTCATAGGTACGACCCTTTTCAAGATCACGCCTATTAGCAATGTTTAATTCATTAATGTAGTTCTGCTGAGCAATAGCATTAGACCGTGCTACAGCTGCAGCCTGTTGTTCGTGCTGCCCAATGGCCTGCATACCAGCACCAACAGCAGACAGAACACCTAACGTAATGCTTATGGGTTCACACATAGTTTCATAAATTCAATAAGAGGAACACCGTTGATAACATAATACCTAAGAAATGTGAATCCAAGAAGCTTGAGCAGTTTAATGTGACTCTCATTCCTCATATCAGCATGATTCCAAAGATATTCATTTGGGAGACTCTTTAACCAGCGTCTCGCTTCTCTAACGAACGTGTGTGGGTATTCTTCACTAGCTTGTGTACATAGCATCCAGATTCTATTGTCTGGTGTTACGCCTGCCACACCGGCAGCCTTGCCGTTGGGCGTTGCAAAAAACACAGTACAAGCTGATCTATAGTAAGACTCCAGGACTGCTGCCGGAGCAGTCAGCCCTGTGGTCTCTTCTACTTCACGCTTGTCTTCCCAACGTAGTATTTTACCTACTTGAAGAGCTAGTTCAGGGGTGCATGGTTTGATGTATTTACCGGCGTACATGCCGCTTGCTGTCATAACGTCCATCCCAGCTTGCTGAGACAATAGTGGCGGTAAAGGGGTCAGGGATTTTAATAGTCAGAGTGTACTTAGTATTCTTCCTGTGAATAGGAACCATCACTGACTTATACAAACGAGAAGGAATATTGTTAAAATTCTCAGAGTCAACAGACATTCCCGATTCATATTGAATGTAGTTATCCATCTGAGGAGAGGATAAGTGAAACTCAATAGGACCAGAAACACCCAGTTCAAAATTAATTCTAGAAATCCTCAGATCACCATTAACATCATACTGTCCAGGCTGGAAGCTGAAGTAATAGTTAGGCAGTTGAATTTCAGTAGTGTACTTATAACCAATAGCAAAGCTTACACCAGTTAGATTAAAGTCATTGAAAACTGCACTACTACCGCTGACACTGCTAGCCATCTTAACGTAACCAGCATCAGTACCAGAGAGAACAACCAAAGCAAGGTTAGATCCATTGTTCTGAATGGTGTACGGTAAGACCACCGTAGAATCGCCTGTAGTGCTGTTGTAAGACACCCCAGCACCCTGGGGTACATACATGTTATCAAGGGCTGCCTCAAAGGCTCTGCCGGTGGTTAGAGGGTTTCCTGCTGGAGGAGTACCTACAGTGTAGCTCCTAGCTGCAGTTGTATCAACCAACAACTCATGGCGAGAAAGGATGTACTCAGCGCCCTGGTTAGTAACGGTATAGAAGTCCCCACCTGTATACAGAGTGTGAACAGCATTACCAGCCAGCGTCCAACTATACCAAGCAGACTGCTCTCTCCGCTCTCCGCTATCGTAGTACTTGTATTGATAGAGAGTATTCTGACCCTTTTTACAATAAGTAACCAGACCAAGCTGAGAGGAGTTAGAGCCATGATCAATATCCTTGGGGATATACTCAGGGATAACTCGGGTTTGCTCTAAGACTTTAGGAGGAACAGTCTCATCCTGAATAATCATCTCAAATGCCCTGGTATGAGCAGCACTGCCTGTAGTAAACAGAACAGAAGTACCCATATCAATAGGAGGCACAGTAGGACTACACTCAAAAGAGGAGAGCTTCTTAAGCTGAGCAGTAGCAGGACTAAACCTATCTGAATCTGTAAACAGCATGAACTGAGCAGACTCACTAAACAGAACAACACCCTTCTGAATAGGAAGAACGTGATTCAGGATAGCAGGTTTAACATCTGATGCAGCAATATCAACTGGATCAGCATCACTTGTGGTGATGGATGAAACAATAAAAAAGTTAAAATAATCAGCAGGCTGGCTAAGGATTACATTCTCTCCACTGATAAAGCCAAGCCTATTACGATAGAAGAAGATATTCTTAATACCCTGTCCAACAAAGGTTGGCATGGGGTTGGTATCAGCATCACCAACCTGACGATCAACCCAGGTATTACCCAGAGGATCGTTGGTATCTAGACGCCTGAATGTAAATGTACCATTACGATTATTCACCAAAGCATGAGGCATGGTGTCGTAATTGAACCCAGCAGTAATACCAGGAGCAACCGTTTCTTCCCATGCACCAGTACCTTTGGTGCCATTATCTGCTACAAATTTAACATAGTAATCATCGGACTCTGCATTCTCGGTATTAGATACCTTGACAATGTAACCATCTTTGCAGCTCTCGGGGAGCCTAGCAATGTTAGGTACAGAATCTTGAATAACTGTGATGGCATCATTAACGGTACCGCCTCTTGCCTCAATAGTAAAGGAAGAGCCAGACGTTAAGAACAAACCATCACCAATAATCTCTACAGAAACACCAGGGTAAACGCTGTTAATACTAGCCTTAAGTCCACCCAAAATGCTGTTAATACTCAGGGTACCTTCATCAGGATTCTTAGGAGTTTGGTAGAAACCAACACCACTGTCTGAATAGGTTTGATAAGAGTTAACGCTGTTTACAGTTACCGTATAGTTAATACCAGCAACAGTAACGGTATAGGTAGCACCATTAGTTACGTTAAAACCCTCTTCTTGCAGAACTACATCAGCATAATACTGAGCATCATAGATAGGCTCATGGTTACCAGTATAGCTGGATACATAAGAAGCGCCATTAACAGTAACAGTAAATCTAATGCCACTATTAGCATTATAGTACTCTTGTTTACCTGTGTATTTGGTAGGACCTTCTACACCAGTAGCTGTAACATCTTGCCAGTTACCACCATTAATATTAGAAACAGGAGTTTGTCCACTGTTAACAGTAACAGTAAGCGACTTGGCCCTGTACTTGGTAGTAGGAGTTAGGTTAGAACCATTAATAGCAACAACATACTCAGCATTATAACCAACAGTATTGACTGTTACAAATGCATAGTTGTTTTGAAAAGAAGCTGTAGTACGAGCTGTAGTAACAACCTTTTGTGGATTAGTAATCAGGGTATAATCCCCAATACTTTGGAACCCATAAGGTTGAGTAGCTCCACTCAGGTAACTCCAGCTAGCACCAGAACCTAAATTAACAGTCTGCTGTTGACCAGTAGACAGGTTCCAAACATTAATACCAGGAGCACTAGTAATCTGAACAAGAAATTTCTCATCAGAATCACGAATGATCTCAAACCATTGCCCTCCTGATGATGCATTAGCAAGAGTCCCAACGAACTCCCCAGGAGCACGCTTAGACAAGCCAAAGGTTACATCAGGATATGCATTGTTACACGTCCTAACTTGACCAGGAAACTTAATAAAGTCTGGCTGTTGGGAGACGCCTCCAAGAAAATTGGGAATACGTTGGTTAATTGCTGCCATTATCGACTAAGAGCTTGGAATGGTTTATAACTAGTGTAAGGGTTTCTTAGATCACTAGAGTTGAAAATACTGTAATCAGCTTGCTTGGTATCATACTCCAGAACCAATGCCCTAGCTAGGGCTTCATCTGCCTCTAGAAGTTTAGTGGTCTCAGCATCGCTGACCATACGGATGCCAGCTATCCTAGCTGCTCTAGCAGTAATATAATCACGGAACACCTGAGGGATATCCTCAAATTCAAAAAACCAGATTACATCACAATACAGAGTATCAATGTTAGGAAACTTGTATGAGTGAGAATAACGATCATACAGCTTACCATCACGCCGAATCACATCATAGTTATCAGCGTGTTGATAACGGTTAAGATCGAGCTGTAGAACAGTAGGAGGAATAATAACCTCATCTGAAGAATCAACCTGGAATGGATACTCATACTCTGTATTGAACACCCAACCTTCTGATTGAATTTCACGGCAAACCTGCCGAAGAGTATTCTGAGCGATAGCGACTTCAGGACTTTGAG